AGGTACAGCTGGCACAGGTAAGACTACCGTAGCTCGTGCTTTATGTGAAGAAATAGGTGCCGATTATATTATCATAAACGGTTCAGATGAAGGCCGTCAGATAGATACATTAAGAAATAAAATCAAAAACTTTGCATCCACAATATCTCTTACCAAAGATGCCAATCATAAAGTTGTTATTATAGACGAAGCAGATTATATGAACGCCGAGTCTGTTCAACCTGCATTAAGAAACTTTATTGAAACGTTTTTTAATAACTGTAGATTTATCTTTACTTGTAATTACAAAAACAAAATTATACCTGCCTTACAAAGTCGTTGTACTGTAATTGACTTTAGAATTGTCAATGGTCAAAAAGTTAAAACAGCTACTCAATTTATGGATAGATTATCCATTATATTAAAAGATGAAAATGTTGACTTTGATAAAAAAGTATTGGCAGAAGTAATACAAAAATATTATCCAGACTTTAGAAGAACCATAAATGAATTACAAAGATATTCAGTACGTGGTAAAATTGATAGTGGTATTTTTTTTAGTTTATCAGAACAAAATAACAAAGACCTTATTGTTAAGTTAAAAGATAAAGACTTTAATGGTATGAGAAAATGGGTTATACAAAACCTAGATAAAGAACCTAGTGCTTTGTTTACAAGTATCTATGACAATCTTTATGAACATTTAGAACCTAAATCAATACCTCAAGCAGTATTAATTATTGCTGGTTACCAATACAAGGCGGCTTTTGTTGCTGACCAAGAAATCAATATGGTGGCCTGCTTAACTGAAATAATGGCAGGTTGTAAATTCAAATGAGTTATGAATTAAAGGACTACCTTAAAGCCATCAACGAAACCAAAGAAAACCTATTAGACACAGATGACGAAACGTGGGAAAAAAAGTATCCACCTTACATTATAAATCGTTGTCTTTCTATGTTTTGGGACACCTTAATGCCGGCCAATGAAATGAATGGCCTACACTTCTTAGATAAGAAACTACAATTTCATTTTTTAATAAATAGTATCAGAAAAAAGAAGCGATTTGGTGGTAAGTGGTTATCACAAACCAAGTTGAAAGATTTACAATATGTAAAAGAATATTATGGTTACAGTAATGAAAAGGCAAGAGAGGCCTTAACTATATTGACCAAAGAACAACTTGAACATATTAAGAAAAAATTAGATAAAGGTGGGAGAAATTAATGGCAGATAACATTAAATGGTCAATAGAGGATATGTTAGAGGTAACAATCAAACAGCCTGATGACTTTTTAAAAGTAAGAGAAACACTTACAAGAATAGGTGTGGCATCCAGAAAAGACAAGACACTATTTCAATCTTGTCATATATTACATAAACAAGGTAAATATTACATAGTGCATTTTAAAGAATTATTTGCTTTAGATGGTAAGTTGGCCACGTTATCAGAAAATGATATTCAAAGAAGAAATACAATAGCCATTCTTTTACAAGATTGGGCTTTAATTGATATAGTTAAAAAAGAGGCCGCTGAAAACAAAGCACCTTTAAGTCAGATTAAAGTATTACCATTTAAAGAAAAAAAAGAATGGACACTATCAGCAAAATATAATATTGGTAAAAAGATTACAAAAAATGATGAAACAACAGGTGAGTAAATGCAAGTTCCAAAGTTTAGAGATTTTATAAACGAGGCTAAAAAACCTAAAGACAACGAACCTATTACAGTAGTTGTTATTACCAAATCTTCGCCTAAAGTTAGACGACAAAAAACTGGTAATCGTAAGACTAAAAAAGAAATCACAGTTAGTTTTATACAAAGGTCTTGTAAGAAAAGAAAAATACCTTGTTTTATAATCAATACTAAACACTCAATCATTACAGATAAAGATGAAGAAAAAAATTCATTAACCATTTATAACTATGATGGTGAAGATGGTGAACATACTTTCATAGGTAAAAACACAGTTGTTATTACTAGAGCAGGTGCTATTGAAGATGAAGCAGGCCTTTCTTTAATATCAGCCTTTCAAAATTCTGGTGCATTTATGTTAAACACTAGATCATCAATGTTAACTTGTGATAATAAACTCACGTCTGCTTTATTATTTGAAAAATTTAATATACCTACACCAAAGACTGCCTTTGTATCTAATGAAAAGAACATAGATAGTGCATTAAAGATTATAGGTAATAAATTTCCAGTTGTGGTTAAAACATTAACAGGCACACAAGGTATTGGTGTTGTAAAAGTAGATAGTTACGACTCATTAATATCAGTAGTACAAGCTTTATTTAAACACGATGCCGAGTTATTATTACAAGAATATATGCCAACAGATTTTGATATAAGAACCTTTGTTGTTGATAACAAAATATTTGCTTGTACAAAAAGAGTAAAAGCAAAAGGTGAATTTAGATCAAACGTTCATAGAGGTGCGGTAGCAGAACCATACAAACTATCAGATGAAGAAATAGAAATAGTTTTAAGAACGGCCAGAGCATCAAAGGCATATATTGTAGGTGTAGATCACATTATATTTAAAGATAAAATTTATGTATTAGAAGTTAACGGTTCACCAGGCACAGGTGCTGATTACGAAGGATATCATTACGAAGATTATGCCGATACACCTAATACAACAGGCCCAATTAAAGGTAAACAACTAGTAGATAATATAATTGATTATATAAACAATAGGGATAATTGGGATCGTCAATCAATAATAGAAGTAGGTTATATTGAAACAATAGAATTAGATGGCGTAGGTAAAGTAAGAGCAAAATTAGACACAGGTAATGGTGCTGAAGTCAGTGCATTACACGCCGAAGAAATAGATATTAAAGATGGTAAAGTTTCTTGGAAATATGATGGTAAAAAACATACAAGTAAACTTGTTCGTAAAGTAAAAATTTTTAGAGCAAACGTAGATGATGATAAAGGCGAAGAAAGGCCAGTTGTTAAATTAGATTTAACATTTAATGGGTTTGTTTATAAAGAAGTAGAATTTGGTTTAGATGAAAGAATTAGATCACGTAATGATGTATTGTTAAATAGAGATATGATAAGAAAATTTAACGCCTCGGTAAATCCAAACCGAGAATTTGTGTTAAGTAGAAGAATTAAACCTATTGACAAAAAGTAAATAATGTAATATAATACAATAAAGGATACATAATGAGCAATTTGAAAATATTTAGACTATCAACAGGTGAAGATGTTATTGGTCAAAAGATTGATAACAACAATTCAGAAGTAACAGATATAAAACAACCATTTGTGATTGTACCAATGCAATCAAAACCAGGTGGACCTGTTTCATTAGCACTAACACCATATATGCCTTATGCTGAAGAAGATACTGTATCTATTAAAAAAAACAATATCGTAGCAGAGGTAAATCCAAAAACAGAAATAGGAAATTCATACAATCAGCATTTAGGATCAGGAATTATACAAGCAAAAAAACCTAAACTAATTATTGATTGATGATAACAATATACTTCGTAAGAAACGGCTCTAAAATTAGAGTTGAGGTACCTATTGGCCGTACAGTAATGGAAGCGGCTAAGTATTTTAGTCCAATTTCTATACCAGAAATACCGGCAGATTGTTATGGTTGTTGTGCTTGTGCTACTTGCCATATCTATATAGATGAAAAATGGATTGATAAACTGCCTAAAATAAATGATAATATGGCAGAATTAGAATTATTAGAATATGAAAAAGGGTATAAAGAAGGCGTAAGTAGATTAGGTTGCCAAATTTATTTAACTAAAGAACTTGACGGATTAATTTTATATTTAAAAGATGATAATACTAAAACCTCTGAACAAATACACAGCAGCTGAGTTTGTATCAACAAGACATTATTCGGCAGTAATGCCAAAACTTACAAAACATTATCTTGGTTGTTTTTTAAAAGATGAACTTGTAGGTGTTATAACTTTTGGTTGGGGTACAAGACCTAAACATACTATACAAAAGTTATTTCCACAATTAGATACAAAAGATTATTTTGAAATAGGTAAGATGTGTATGGACGATAAGATGCCTAGAAATTCAGAATCACAATTACTTTCATTGTCTATTAAATGGTTAAAAGATAATACAAACATTAAATATCTTTTTACTTGGGCTGATGGTTTAGTTGGCAAACCTGGTTATGTATATCAATCTGCTAACTTTTTGTATGGTGGATTTTCTATAACTGATACTTATGTTACTGAACAAGGAGAAAAGGTACACCCTAGAACTATGCAAGGCCATATACCAAATACTAAAAATAGAAAATATGGTATGAGACCTAATCCAAAACAATTAATAGAATTAAAATTAAGTAGAGTAAAAGGTAAACAATTTAGATACATTTATCCTATGACCAAAAAAGACCGAAAGTTTTTAAAAAAATCAACAGTACAATGGTCATTAAATTATCCTAAAGATAAAGATTTAATTTGGTATATAAAAAAACCTGGTGAAACAGAATATACAGAAACAAATAAGATGCCATTTGACTTATCTAAAGAAATAGTATATAATAAAAAAAATATTAATATGTATAAAAGTGAAAGTAATTTAAGTGAATTTCTATAAATCAGTAATTGAATATAAAGGTAAACTCTTAGTAAGAGGAGTTTTAAATGGTAAAGAATATAAAGAACGTTTAAATTATAAACCAACATTATATTCATTATCACAAAAAGCAAGTCAGTACAAAACTTTACAAGGGTCTGCATTAACACCTATTACATTTAATTCTATATCAGAAGCTAGAGACTTTAGAAGAAATGTTGCGACAGAAAATTCTCCCATCTTTGGAATGGAAAAATATCAATACCAGTATATTTCTGATACTCAAAGAGGAGAAGTTGAATGGTTAAAAGAATATATTAAAATATTTACATTAGATATAGAAACTTCTTGCGAAAATGGTTTTCCTGATGTAGAAAATCCTATAGAAGAAATACTTTGTATAACAGTTAAAAATCAAAACAACAAACAAATAATAACTTGGGGTGTAAATGATTATAAGACAAATAGAACAGATATTACTTATATAAGATGTAATTCTGAAAAAGAATTAATAAGACAGTTTATGGAGTTTTGGTTAAAAAATTATCCTGACGTTATAACAGGTTGGAATACTAAATTTTTTGACTTACCTTATTTAATTAATCGTATTAGAAATTTAACAGGAGACAAAGTCATTAATAAATTGTCGCCTTGGAATTTAATTGAAAGAGAACAAATAGTTGTAAGAGGTAGACCTCAAACAATATACAATCTTTTTGGTATTACTATGTTAGACTATTTAGATTTGTATAAAAAATTTATACCAAATAAACAAGAGAGTTATAGATTAAATTATATTGGTAAAATAGAATTAGGCGAAACCAAAGACGATAATCCCTATGATACTTTTAAAGATTGGTACACAAAAGATTTTCAATCCTTTGTTGATTATAATATACAAGACGTTGAAATTGTTGACAAGTTAGAAGATAAGTTAGGTCTTATTGAATTAGTTTTAACTATGGCGTATGATGCAAAAGTAAATTACAATGATGTATTCAGTCAAGTTAGAATGTGGGATATTTTAATTTATAATTTTTTAAGAGAGGATAATATAATTGTACCACCTAAAGAAGAAAATGTAAAAGAAGAAAAGTATGAAGGTGCTTATGTAAAAGAACCTTTATCAGGATTACATAAATGGATAGTATCATTCGATATCAATTCACTATATCCACATTTGATTATGCAATACAATATATCACCTGAAAAAATTATAGGTATGAAACCAGCAAACATTAGTGTTAATAATTTGATTTATAAAAAATCAGAACTTGGCTATTTAAAAACACAAGGGGCTTGTGTAACACCAAATGGTGCGATGTTTAAAACAGATAGCGCTGGATTTTTACCTAGACTATTAGATAAGATGTATCAAGACCGAGTTTTTTATAGAGAAAAAATGATGGCAGCAAAACAAGAATATCAAAAAACAAAAGATAATAAACTGTTAAGATTGATTTCACGTTTTCATAATATACAATGGTCTAAAAAAATTGCATTAAATAGTGCGTATGGCGCAATAGGTAACGAGTACTTTAGATACTATGATGTAAGACAAGCAACCGCAATAACAACTTCAGGTCAATTTGTAATTAGATTTATTGAAACGAGAATAAATGAATACTTAAATAAAATATTGCAAACAGAAAATCAAATTGATTATGTTGTTGCTTCTGATACAGATTCAATATATCTTACATTAGGTAAACTAGTAGATAAAGTTTGTAAAAATAAAGATGATAAACAAGTATTAAAATTTTTAGATAAAGTAGTAAGTACTAGACTTGAACCATTTATAGATAAATGTTTTATAGAACTTGCCGAATATACTAATGCGTTTAAACAACGTATGGTAATGAAAAGAGAAGTAATTGCTAATAAAGGTTTATGGACTACTAAGAAAAGATATATGTTAAACGTACTTGATGAAGAAGGTATTACATATGACGAACCTAAGATTAAAATTATGGGTATTGAAGCCGTAAGATCATCTACTCCAGAAGTTTGTCGTGATAAAATTAAAGATGCAATTAAAATTGTAATGAATAAAAACGAAGATACATTAATATCTTTTGTATCTAAATTTAAAAATGAATTTTCAAACTACGAAGCAGAATTAGTATCCTTTCCAAGGTCTTGTAATAATCTCGCTAAATATGGACACGGTGCTGATATTTTTATTAAAGGAACACCGATACACGTTAAAGGTGCATTGATTTATAATCACTATTTAAAAATGATGAAACTTACGAACAAATATCCTTTAATACAAGAAGGAGATAAAATTAAATTTTTATTATTAAAAGAACCCAATCCTTTCAAATTTAATGTAGTAAGTTATCTAACAAAGTTACCAAAAGAATTTAAATTACAACAGTATATTGATTATGATTTACAATTTGAAAAAACCTTTTTAGACCCTATTAGCTTTATAATAAACCCTATAGGTTGGAAATACGAAAAACAATCATCACTAGAAAGTTTTTTTGTATGATGAATTGGTTATTATATACACTACCGGAAAATAAAAGATTTCATTATCTTATTTGTTTATGGTTATCTTTAGTACTTGTGCCATCATTATTTGATAATAAACTTACTGTTACACAATCTTTTTTTAATTTTATATGTTATGACATTTTATATTATTACCTATTAAAAAAAGGACACTTTGATTGACATTATTTAAAAACTATGATAAAATGAGTATTATTATATTATGAAATACGAAAAGTATTATTTAAAAGACGTTTTAGCAGGTGAGAAGAAAGAACTGTTTACCGTAGTATCCACCTTTGCAGGCGGTGGTGGGTCATCAACAGGGTATCGTTTAGCTGGAGCAAAAATACTTGCAGTAAATGAATTTGTAGAAGAAGCAAGAAAAACATATTTAGAAAATTATCCCAATACTATTATTATACCTGATGATATAAAAAAATTAACAGGTAAAGATTTTTTAGATAAACTTAATTTAAAACCGGGTCAATTAGATATCCTAGATGGATCGCCACCGTGTTCTGCATTTAGTATGGCAGGTTCGGTATCTCACGGCAAAGGTAATACACACGAAGATGCATTTGGTAAAACAAAACAATATTCTGATATTAAAGGTGTAACCAACGTAGAAGATTTATTTTTTGAATTTTTAAGAATAGCAAACGATATTAAACCTAAAGTTATTATAGGAGAAAATGTTGCAGGATTAACTATGGGTAAAGCAAAAGAATACTTCCATAAGATACAAGCAACATTTGAAAGTATAGGCTATCACGTGTCAGCTAAAGTATTATCTGCTCATAATTTTAATGTACCTCAATCCAGAGAACGTACATTTTTTATAGCATTAAGAGAAGATGTAGCAGACAAAATAGGTTATTCGTTTTTAAATATATCTTCAATTTTTCCAAAAGAAAATGATGAGTTTGTATCTCTAGGTGAAGCAATAGATGATATTGAAAACGATAAACAAGAAATAGAATACTTGACAAAAGCATTAGGACCTGATAAAACTGTAGGTAAGACTTTGGCTAAGATGCCTAAAAATCCTGACAAAGTATTAACTGGTATGGACTATCACGACAAAGGACATCATTTTAATTTAAAACGTACAAGTAGAAAACTTCCTTGTCCTACTATAACTGCTTTAGGTAATTTAGCAGGTATCGCTGGAGTTTGTCATTATAATGAAGATAGAAAATTTACAATAAAAGAACTAAAAAGAATTATGTCTTTACCAGAAGATTTTATATTAACAGGAGAACATAAGAAACAATCTGAACGTATAGGTAGAATGGTTCCACCACTAATGATGAAAGCATTAGCTGAATCAGTTTATAATAATGTTTTGAAACCATATAAGGAGAAATATAATGACTAAGTTTACATTTGCAACGTCAGAAGAAGGTTTTGATAATCATATAGAAACATCTGTAAGAGGTTATACTAATTTATGGGGTGATGTTTTATCTATGTCAAAGTATTTTGTAGAAGATAATACTAATATTGTAGATTTAGGTTGTTCAACAGGTAAGTTGTTAAAGTCTATGATAGAACAAAATAAAGAACATATACCCAATGCAAAGTATATAGGTATAGAAATAGAAGAAGATTTTTTTAGTAACTATGATAATGATGAGAAATTATATAATACATTAAAATATTATAAAGGTGATGTAAGAAAGTTTAATTTTCAAAATTGTAGTCTGGTAACATCTATATTTACATTACAATTTATGCCACCAAAGGATAGAGAAAATACAATCAATAAGATATATCAAGGATTAAATCACGGTGGCGCATTTATCTTTTCTGAAAAAACTTTTAGTTGCGATCCTCAAATACAAGATATGATGACCTTTATGTACTATGATTATAAAAGAAAAAATTTTTCTGAGAAAGAAATACTAGATAAAGAAGTACAATTAAGGCATATGATGAAACCTAATACTAAAACAGAAATATTTGATATGTGTCATAAGGCAGGATTTAAGACTCACGTCTTTTGGCAGAACTTTAATTTTTTAGGAATTGTTGCTATAAAGAAATAATTTTATATAAATAAACTTATATATATTGATTTGAGGTGGAAAATAAATTGTAAAATTTTTAGAGAGATGGAACAAAACAAACCCTTAATACACAAACATTTAATTATTAGAGCCGAAGTGAAAAACCCACCAAAGAACGAAGAACAACTAACAAACTGGTTAAAAGATTTTATAACTTTTATTGATATGAAAGTTTTAATGGGACCTTATGTTAAGTACTGTGATAAAGTAGGTAATCGTGGTATTACAGGTGTAGCTGTTATTGAAACAAGCCATATAGCAATGCACGTATGGGACGAAACAGATCCCGGGACTATGCAGTTTGACGTTTATAGCTGCTCAGAATTTGACCCTTATAAGATAGCAGATAAACTACAAGCTGATTTTGATGTAGTAAAACTAGACTATAAGTTCCTTAATAGAGAAACCGAATTGAAACCAATAAGATTAAAAAAAGATACAATGAAAAATTATGCAAATAGTAATAATCAACAGACTCAACAACCCACCCTATTTAATATCTCCTAACTTCCATCCAAAAGAACTTGACAGTTTAAAGGAAATGTTATATAATGAGAATATCAAATACGTATTAATATCTAGTGAAAAGGAGAACTTAGAATATGAGCAATTTTTTAAAAGACATAATTAAAGATGTAGGCAACGAGTACGCTTCACTTGTAAGTGAAGGTGTTGATAGTGCTGATGTAACAAATTTTATAGACACAGGTTCATATTCTTTTAATGCTTTATTATCAGGTAGTATATATGGAGGCTTACCAGGAAATAAAATTACTGCAATCGCAGGTGAAGCCGCAACAGGTAAAACATTTTTCGCTTTAGGTATTTGTAAAAACTTTTTAGATAAAGATAAAGAAGCAGGTGTAATTTATTTCGAATCAGAAAGTGCCATTTCAAAAGAGATGATTGTTAGTAGAGGTGTAGATGCAACAAGAATGGTAATAGTACCAGTTGCTACAGTACAAGAATTTAGAAATCAATCAATTAAAATTTTAGACAAATATTTAGAACAGCCAGAAGATAAAAGAAAACCTTTAATGTTTGTATTAGATAGTTTAGGTATGTTATCTACAACTAAAGAAATGGAAGATACAGCAGAAGGAAAAGAAACA